CCAAAGGGCTATGAAAAAACTTTTAATACCTACATTTAGTTTATTTTTAACCTCATGCGCTACTGATAGTGGCGTAATAGAGCGTTTGCAAGATACTGTATCACTAAATAGAATTTACCAAGGATATGCTACTTGGTACTCATCGGGTCGCAAAACTGCCAGCGGAGAAAGATTTAATCCCAATGGTATGACTGTGGCTCATAGGACGTTACCGTTCGGGACTGTTTTAAAACTAACAAACCCAGAAAACGGTAACAGCATTAAGGTTGTTGTTAATGATCGTGGACCATTTGTAAAGGGGAAAGACTTAGATGTTTCTCGTGGTGGTGCCAAAGCATTAGGCTTCAAAGAAAAAGGATCAGCAAAGCTGAATGTTGAAGTTGTAAAACAACCATAAACGAAGGAAAATAATATGAAGAAGATTATTTTAATTTTGGCGCTAGCTATAGCTCCATTCGCTTTTGCGAGTGCCGCCGATGCGAAACCAAAGAAGAATATTCATCATTCGCATCATGTGTATAAACATAAAAAGAAAATTAAAAGAGACGCTGTAAAGCCTGTCGCCGAGGAGTCAATCAATTATGCTGCTCTTCGCACGCATGACGATAATAGTGCTGCTGGATACTGGGCTAATGAAGCTGCTCTTCAAGAAGCAATGAAAAAACAAAATCAACCAGCTAAGGTTGAGGTAACACGTGACGATAAACGCCGTGTTATTTCTGAAGGTTGCTCTTGGTTTAGTTGCTCTGGTCAAGCTGGTGCTGTAGTTGCTAGAGCAACATCTTGGATTGGTAAACAAGCAAAACAGAATAAGCAAGAACTAAAGAATTTGTTTGCAGTAGAATTTGGTCATATGCCAATTGACCCTGCTCGCATTCCTTGGTGTGCTGCTTTTGCTAACGCTATTCTTCGTAGAGAAAATCAACCAACAACACATAGCTTGATGGCTCGTAGTTTTCTTAACTGGGGTAAAGTTACACATAACCCAAAAGAAGGTGACGTAGTTGTTCTTGCTCGCGGTCACAGCAAATATGCTGGACACGTTGGATTCTTTATGGGATATGAATGGTTTGAAGGTGTCAAGTATGTAAAGGTGCTTGGTGGTAATACAGACCATGCAGTTCAAGTTGGTTATTTCCCTGTGAGTAAAGTAGTTGGATACAGAACATACGCCTAGATATATTCTATACGAAGCTGTTCGCGGACAATATGTTATATTAGATACTGCCCGCGATCAAATAATCTTAATATCTCAAAATATAAAATTATGTGCAGAAAAAGTGAGAAAATTAAATGGCAGATAAAGATATTGGTAATGTTCCATCACTAGCAGATCACCACTATTTGATGTTCTTTAAAGAGTTTGATATTAGTGGAGCATCTGACGTTGTTGAGTTTATTCTTGCACGTAATTTGATGAAAGATAGACCAAAGTTCATTAAAGCATTAATCAACTCTCCAGGCGGTGATGTTTCTGCAGCATTTTCTATTATTGATACAATGAAGGGCAGCAAAATACCAATTTACACATATGGGCTTGGTGAGATTGCTTCATGTGGATTGTTGATGTTTATTGCTGGCGAAAAAGGTCATCGCTACATTACTCGCAATACTGCGATTCTTTCGCATCAATATAGTTGGAGTTCTGCTGGAAAAGAACACGAACTTCATGCTCGCGTCAAAGAGTTCGATAATACAAGAGCTCGTATTTTAAATCATTATAAAAAATGCACTGGTCTTTCTGAAAAAAACATTAACAAGTATTTGTTACCATCATCTGATGTTTGGTTGACGGCTAAGGAAGCAGTAAAGTATGGTATCGCAGACGAGATTGTGGACTTCTATTGATGTGGCGATTGATAGCAAAAGCGTTAGGTGAAAAAGCAAGCAAAGATAATAAAGAAGCAGACAAAGTTGCTGCGATAAGATTATCTATTGTTTTGTTTTATATCATAACGAATTTGTTTATTATTGCTGGCGTATTGAGACACTGGAATGAATAATAAAAGGTTGATGTTTTTTATTGAGTGGTTGTCAACTGCAATATTGATAGTTGGTGTTACACTCACAGCTTGGAACATTTATCCGCTAAACATCTATTTCTCTTTGGCTGGTAATGTCGGTTGGTTTATTGTGGGATATGCATGGCGTAAATGGTCTCTTGTTATTATTCAGTTAGTTATTTCGTTGATTTATATTATTGGTGTTTTCTCAAATACATAAATAAGTAAAAAACGGGATTACCATGAGATCTTTTAAACAATTAAACGAACTTAAAATAACACTCGAGTATCACAACGAGCTGAATCCAAAACTCTGGGAAGGCGAAAAGCTCAAACCAGAAGTAAGAGAAAAGCTTTTGAAGTTTGCCTACGAGTGGGCTAAGTTTGCTAAAATACCAAAAGAAATCATAATGGATGTTATTATGACTGGCGGTAATGCAAATTACAATTACACAACCCAGTCAGATATTGACGTTCATATTGTTATTGATAGAAATGCTCTTGGACCTAACAGAGAGTTTGTTGATGAATATCTCCAAGATAAGAAAGTATTATGGACACTCACCCATAAAATCACAGTACTTGGCTACTCGATTGAGCCCTACGCCCAAGATAATGCCGATCGATATCCAGCCAATCAAGGGGTCTATTCACTCAAGCGTTCAAGGTGGATACAGTTGCCAAATAAAGGTAACTATGACTGGCAGAATGATCCTGGCTTAAAACGTAAAGTTTCTTTTTATAAGAAAATGATCGATCAGATTATTAAAGAAAAAATGGGAATTGCCGCTGTTAGAGACATGAAGAAAAAATTAGGCGATATGAGAAGAGCTTCTATTGCTGCTGGTGGTGAATTCTCTTTCGAAAACTTGGTATTCAAAGAACTTCGCAATCGTGGTTACTTGAATAAGATGAACAAATATGCACAATCATTGAAAGATCAAGAATTGAGTTTGTAATGGGTCGCACAACGAGAAACAGAAAAACTACATCTCACAAAGCTGGTGGGATTACATATAGAACAACTACTTCTTACGGAAAAAATGGACCAAGAACTACGCACTCTTCATCAAGTGCAGGTCATACATCTTCTGTTTCTTTTTCTAACGGAAAAACAAGAAGAACTTCTACAGTAAATCACGGAAACGGACAAGCAACTGTTTACACATCATCTTCTGGTGGTCGTCGTAGAGGTAGAAAATCTAGTGGAAGTATTGAAGGATATTTCTTTTTATTTCTTTTATTTCTTGGAGTATGGATTTATCAAGGAATTGCTTCTCTATTCCACTAAAAGTAATTGACAAATACAGCTAAAATTAGTATAATTGAAACAGTTGACTATATAAAGGAGAACATAATGTGTATCTTGGAAATGAAGCTTATGATTTCGAAAATGAATCTAAGCGATTTAGAAATGATGGTTGCATACGATATGATTGATAGTGGTTATGTTCCATTTATGGAAGCAGAAATTAGAGAGTATTGGAGTCAAAAGTTATCATGATTAGTAATATTGTTGTTTGGTCGAAACCAAACTGTCCTTACTGCGCGAAAGCAAAAAATGTTCTCACATCAAATGGCATTCGTTTCGAAGAAAAAATGCTCGATGTTGATTTTACTCGCGAACATCTTTTAGAAACATATCCTACCGCTAAAAGTTTTCCAGTCATTGTTGTTGATGGATTTTATATCGGTGGGTACGAACAATTAGTAACAACATTAACAGAGCAACTAAATAATACGCAACGTCTACTGAATGAATAGGTGAAAAATGGTTAATAAAATGTATGAACGAGATACACTCGTTAGTGATCTCAAAAGAAACATTATTGAAGTAACATTTAATAAAGTAAATGGCGAACAGCGAGTAATGCGCTGTACTCTTCTAAAAAATTATCTCCCAGAAAATTATGACGAAGGTTTTCTTGATGCAAAACATCAAGAGAATAAAGACATTGTTGCTGTGTGGGATATTCAAAATGGTGGTTGGCGTTCTTTCCGTGTAGAAAACGTAACCTATGTTCAAGTTATTGATGGCGCTTACTAATAGAAAGGACAAGTAATGTCAGAAGAAACATCAAACGAAGTTGTAGCCGAAGCTCCTCCATCATATTGGGGCTATCATCTTATTCTTGATTGCAATGGTTGCGATCATGATTCTATTACAAATTATGACAACGTCTATAACTTCGCTAAGAAAGTTGTTGTTGACATTGATATGGTTCCTTATGGTGAGCCACAGATTCATAATTTCGGTACAGGCAACAAAGCAGGATTTACACTTGTGCAATTGATTGAAACATCAAATATCTGTGCACATTTTGTTAATGAATTTAATCATATGTATCTTGATGTGTTTTCTTGTAAGCCATTTGATCCTAACAAAGTTATCGAATGCGCTAAAGAATTTTTCAAGTTCGAAGGTTCGAAGATTGGATATATTGAAAGACAAGCTTGAGGTATACAATGAGTGATATTATTGATCAAATTGTTTATGAAGAAGACGATTGGGACAGAAAGACAAACGCTAAGTTGTTATCAAAGCGTATTGGTTCTATTGTTCCATCAGTAAGATTTAAAGTTCGTGTTCGCGATGATTCTATTCAAGGTCCAAACCCATTCCGTTGGAGCGAGATCAACACGTTTCAAATGTTTGGTGGTAAAAGAGTTATCGTGTTCTCGCTTCCAGGCGCATTTACACCAACATGCGATACTTTCCAACTTCCTGGATTTGAAAACAACTACGACAAGTTTAAAGAGCTTGGCATCGATGACATCTACTGCATCTCAGTTAATGATTCGTTTGTAATGAATTGCTGGGCAAAGCAGCAGAATTTGAAGAACGTCACGGTAATTCCTGATGGTAATGCCGACTTCACACATGCTATGCGCATGGGCGTGTCGAAGCGTAATCTTGGGTTTGGCGAACGCTCTTGGCGTTATGCGTTCATTGCTGATGATGGTATCATTACGGCATGGTGGCAAGAGCCTGGATTTGGTAATGACGTAGACGAAGATCCATACGGCGAAACATCACCTGAAAACATTTTACAATATCTTCAGGCGAAAGCAGTAGAGGCAGAGCGTTGAACATTCTTGTAACTGGCGGGTTAGGATTCGTTGGTAGTTTCTTAGTAGAAAGATTAGTTGACCTGAAACATAATGTTACTGTTGTTGACAATCTTTCTACTGGAAGCAAACAATGGATGATCGAAAAAGATACAGTTGATTATCATATTATGGATGTTGTTGATTTTTGTGCAATCAACAACAAGCCATTTGATATAATCTATCATTTGGCTAATAATGCTCGTATCTCAATGTCATTCGAATATCCAAAAGAAACTCTGTTGAATAACTATGAGAGTACGATTGCTATTCTCGAGTACATGCGTAGATATTGTGGTGCAGCAAAACTCTATTACGCATCATCATCAACAACTGAGTTTACTGACAAGTTCAACAATCCTTATACATTTTCTAAATTTACCTGTGATGATATTCTAGAATTGTATCACCTTCATTATAACATTGACTACAGCATTGTTA